TTGGAGACATTGCAGTCAATTCGCTTCAAAAACTTGAAGACACTCTTTTTGAATTTGTCACTACCGGCAAACTAAAATTCAAAGAGTTTGTAGCTAGCATTCTTTCTGATTTGGCAAAGCTTGCCAGTAAACTTGCCATTGTCAACACCATTAAAGCAATCTTTCCCGGTGCTGGCTTTGCTGATGGCGGCATTATGACCAGCAGCGGCCCGGCACCTCTGAAGAAGTATGCACGCGGCGGCATTGCCAACAGCCCGCAGTTGGCGATGTTTGGCGAAGGCAGCCAGCCTGAAGCCTATGTGCCCCTCCCCGATGGCCGGCGCATCCCGGTGGCAATGCAGGGCGGCGGTGGTGGTGACACTAATGTTAATGTCAGCGTAGACGCCAAAGGCACCAGCGTGCAAGGCAACAGCGGTCAAGGCGTGCAACTCGGTCGTGTCATTGCGCAAGCAGTGCAAGCAGAATTGATTAAACAAAAACGGCCTGGTGGCCTACTGATGGCATAACCCATGGCAACTTTTACCTACACACCCAGCTTTGAAGCTACCGAGAGCAGCAAGCCTCGGGTACGCAAGACGCAGTTTGGAGACGGCTACGAACAGCGGGTTACCTTTGGACTAAACACCGATCCAAAGGAATGGACTCTTCAATTTTCTAATCGTACTGATTCAGAACGCGATCAAATTACGGCATTTCTTGATGCGCGTGGCGGCGTTGAATCATTCGACTGGACATCACCTCGCAACATTGCTGGCAAATACGTTTGCGAAGAATGGCAAGTGACGTTGAGCAACTGCAACAATAATCAAATCCAAGCCACGTTTCGAGAAGTGTATGAACCATGAGCGCACCTACACCTTGGCAAAGCGGCACTGCGCATAATGTTGGTGATGTTGTTCAGGCGTTCACTGATCCCGGTACTGGGTTCTTCTTCCGTTGCGTTGTTGCGGGAACTACTGGTAGCAGCGAACCATTTTGGCCATCATTCATCGGCAATAAGACGGTTGATGGCACCGTCACATGGAAGGCGGTATCAATCATCTCAGGCGACTTCCAGGCGCCAGACCCTAGCGCCATTATTGAGTTATTTGAGCTGCAACTATTTGCTAATATCCACGGCGTCAATGATGTCTACCGCTTCCATGCTGGCACCAACTTAGTCAACAATGGTGAAGTGGTATGGAAGGGTAACGCCTACCTGCGGTTTCCTGTTGAGGCAGACGGCTTTGAATATACCGGGCAAGGTGCATTGCCACGCCCCAAGATTCGCATCAGTAACATCCTCGGCAGCATCACTGCAATTTTGCTGAGTATGCCAAATGGGCTAGAGGCAGCAAAGGTAACGCGCATTCGCACCCTAGGCCGCTACCTAGACGCCGCAAACTTTCCAGTCAGTGGCGACATCCTGCTAACTGAAGATAGCTTCGCATTACTGCTGGAAGATGATGGATCAATATTGCTAGAACCAATCAATCCAAACGAAGACTTCTCTGCTGAGTTTCCGCGTGAGGTCTACTACATCGACCGCAAGAGCGCCGAGAATCGTGAGTTAGTAGAGTTCGAGCTTGCCAGTGTATTTGACCTTGCTGGCGTCAGGGCACCTAAACGGCAGTGCATCGCTAACATCTGCCAATGGGTGTACCGCTCCTCTGAGTGCGGCTACACCGGCACCAATTACTTCGACGCCAACAACAACGCCGTAGGTAGCGCCGGTCTTGATGTATGCGGCAAGCGGCTTAGCAGTTGCCAAGTGCGGTTTGGCACTAATGCTGAGTTGCCATACGGAAGCTATCCGGGAGTGGGGTCTGCAGCATCATGACCTGGCAAGACGCAGCACTGGAACATGCCAAAGCAGAAGACCCGCGTGAGGCGTGCGGCTTGCTGCTGGTGGTGAAAGGCCGTGAGCGGTACTGGCCATGCCGCAACCTAGCCACCAGTCCCGATCAATTCTTTGCCTTGGCGCCTGATGACTGGGCAGCAGCCGAGGATGCAGGCGAGATCATCGCTGTGGTGCATAGCCATCCAGTAACACCACCAGCACCGTCACCAGCAGATCGTGCCGCCTGCGAAGCCAATGGCCTGCCGTGGTACATCGTCAACCCAAAGACCGAGCAGTGGGGCGAATGCAAGCCATGCGGCTACAAGGCGCCGCTAATAGGCCGCCAGTGGGTGTGGGCAGTGCATGACTGCTGGACACTAGCCCGTGACTGGTACGCCGAGAATGGCATCATGCTGCGTGACTGGGAACGCTGCACTGATCCAGATGAGTTCCAGGCGGCGCCGTACTTTGACGACCGCTGGAAGGCAACTGGTTTCCGCGAGCTAGGCGAAGACGAAGAGCTGGAGCCCGGCGATTTACTGTTCATGAGCATCAGCAGCCCTGGCCTCAACCATTGCGGCGTCTACCTAGGCGATCAGATGATGCTGCACCACCTGCAAGGCCGCCTGAGTAGCCGTGACTTATATGGTGGTTGGCTACTAAAATGCACAGGTAGGAGGTTGCGTCATGCTGCGTAAGATCAAGCTATACGGCAAGCTCGCAAAGTTCATTGGCCATCGCGTGCTGGAAGCGGACGTGGCCACTGCCGCCGAGGCCGTGCGTTTCCTACTGGCCAACTGGCCGGAGCTAGAAGCGCACATGAACGATCAGCACTACCGCGTCAGCATCGGCACCTATGACTTGCTGGCCGAGGAGCTGCATGATCCTGCGGGGCAAGCACCTATCAGCTTTGTGCCAGTGGTGGCAGGGGCTGGTGCGGCGGGACGTATTCTTATTGGGATCGCACTAATTGCAGCAGCTTTTATCCCTGGATTTGGATTCGCTGCAGCAACAGCGGCAACTGCCACAGCAGCCGCAACTTCTGCTGGATTTACAGCACTCGGGTCCATCTTGTTTAGCCTTGGCGCCACCCTCGTACTCGGCGGTGTGGCACAACTCCTAACGCCGACGCCATCTACAAGCACAGACGAAGGCGACCCACGCAAGAGCTTCAGTTTCAGCGGGATTCAGAACGTCTCACGCGCAGGTGTTCCAGTCCCCGTGGTATATGGCGAGACGCTGGTCGGCAGCGTTGTAGTTAGCGCCGGCATTGACATCGTGCAGGTGTCAGCGTGAGCATTTTTGGTGCTGGTGGTGGCGGTAAAAGCGGCGCTGCTGGCCGCAAAGCTAAAGAGGCTAAGGACAACTTAGATTCAACGTCCTATGCAAAGATCATCGAGCTGCTGAGTGAAGGTGAGATCGAGGGCTTTGCTACGCCATCAAAACTTGGCTTAACAAAAGGCACCACTGCTTACACCAACGCATCACTCAAGGATGTCTTCTTCAACAAAACGCGACTGCTACGTGAAGGGGCAAGCAACACTGAGCCGCAAGAAGCTGATTTTAATTTCTCCAACGTAACGCTAGTGCCACGGTTTGGCACGCAAGCGCAAGAGTATGTGCCGGGCTTCGATGCAGTTGAAGAAGAAGTAGCAGTCGGCTCAGATGTACTGGAAGGGTTGCCAATCACACGCGCCATCACTGACACCAGCGTAGACGCCGCACGCATCACAATTAACGTGCCGCTGCTGCAAACAGTTAAAGATAACGGCGACATCCTTGGCGCTGAGCTCAACTTGCAAATTGCCGTGCAATATAACTCTGGCGGCTTCACGACTGTCATTGATGACACTATTAAAGGCCGCACATCTGACCTATATCAACGTGACTACATCATTAACTTTGATGGTGCATTTCCCATTGACCTGCGCATCACACGCATCACGCCAGACAGCACCAGCGTAAAACTAAGCGATGCTTTTAGCTGGTTCAGCTACACAGAACTGATCTATCAAAAGCTGCGCTACCCCAACAGCGCATACGTTGCATTGCGTATTGATGCAGAGCAGTTCAATAGCATCCCATCACGCAGCTACCGCATACGCGGTATCAAGGTACGCATCCCAAATAATGCCACCGTAGACATCAACACTGGCCGCATCACCTACGCCGGCATTTGGTCTGGTGTATTTGGCGCTGCAGTATGGACCACTGATCCAGCCTGGATACTGTGGGATCTACTCACTAGCACACGCATCGGGCTGGGTGATCACATCCAAGAATCCACGCTCGATAAGTGGGCATTTTTTCAAGCCAGTAAGTATTGCAATGAGCTGGTGGCAACTGGCATCAGTAGCCCCACGGTAGAGCCACGTTTTAGCTGTAACGTCAACATCCAAACGCAAGAGGAAGCATACAAGCTAATCAATGATATGTGCAGCGTATTCCGCGCCATGCCTTACTGGGCGGCGGGATCACTCACGATGATGCAGGATCGCCCTGCGGATGCAACCGCATTATTCAGTCTGGCAAACGTCACCCCCGAGGGCTTTAGCTACGAAGGCAGCAGCCTTAAAACACGCGCCACGGTTGTCATCGTTGGCTGGCTAAACCTAGACCTTGGTGATATTGACCGGGAGGTAGTAGAAGACTTTGAGGGCATCGGCAAGTACGGCGTCATCACAAAAGAAGTAAGCGCCTTTGCCTGCACCAGCAGGTCACAGGCACACCGCATTGGCCGCTGGCTGCTGTACTCAGAACGCTACGAAGGTGAGGTGGTTGCATTCACTACATCACTGGAGAACGGCATCATCGTGCGACCTGGCGCGATCATTGAAATTGCCGACCCGGTAAAGGCTGGCGTACGCCGTGCCGGGCGACTAAGCAGCGCCACTACCACGGTGCTAACAGTTGACAGTGATGTAGACCTGCCAACCAGTGGCACGGTCAGCGTGGTACTACCTGATGGTATCGTCGAGAACCGCACCATCAGCAGCATTGCTGGTACTGCGATAACAGTCACCACAGCATTCACCGCAGCACCGCAATCTGGTGCAATGTGGCTGGTGGATGAAAGCACAGTGCGGCCAACTACCTGGCGCGTGCTTGGCATCACCGAACAAGACGGCACCAACTACAGCATCACTGCCATCAGCTATGACGCTGGCAAATATGCCAACGTCGAGAATGGCGAACCGTTGCAACCACGCAGTGTATCGGTGCTTAACGTACCGCCAGAAACGCCTACAGATCTGACTTCCGTTGAGTTGTTCTATGTGCTGAATGGTCGTGTTGCAACCAAGTTATCGCTCACATGGAAAAGCGTCCGTGGCGTCAATGAATACCGCATCCGGTGGCGGGAAGAGTTTAGCAACTGGACAGAAACCAAAGTGTATGGTCCGTTATATGAAATAGAAGACGTTGTAAGTGCCAATTATCAAGTTGAAGTGTATGCCATCAGCGCCTCGCAGGTAATCAGCAGCGCACCAGCGCAGTTGAGCGTTGCCGTACTAGGAGTTACCGCCCCACCGGCAAACGTGACCGGCGTAAGCCTGGTGCCAGTTAACGAAAGCACTGCCATCATCCAATGGAATATAGCAACTGACCTCGACGTGTTAATTGGCGGCGAGGTGCTAATACGCCATGACCCACGGCAGCTGCCTACAGCAGAATGGGCAACCAGTAATGCCATTGTGCAGGCAGCAGCAGGCAGCCAAACCCAGAAGCAAGTGCCGCTACTAGAAGGCACTTACTTCATTGCATTCCGCGATCAATCTGGAATCCGTTCAGTGACGCCTGTTGGCATCCCGGCAGTGCTACCTACGCCACAGCCACGGTTAGTGGTAAAGACATGGGCAGAAGAAAACGAATCGCCTAAGTTTAACGGCACTGACACAAACCTAGGTTATGACGCTGGCTATGACGCCCTATTCCTTGACCCAAGCGTTGACCTAGAAGGTGAATACGTCTACGAGGATACGCTTGATCTAGGGCAGGTGTACGACATAAATGTGCAGCGCCGCGTTGTAAGTGGTGCAGTATCTTTTGGCGCATTATTCAACAGCGTATCCGGCTTGTTTGACGATCAGCCGGGCGACTTTGACGGCGGCGATCTTGACCAAGTAAATGCCGTCACCTATGTGCGCGTTACTGACGACAACCCAGCAAGCTCCCCTACCTGGGGCGACTGGAACGAATACGCCAATGCCATCGTGCGCGGTCGTGGCATCCAGCTAAAGGTGGAAGGCGCCACACGCACCGCGCAAGTTGGCCTAGTCATCAGCGAGCTTGGTGCCACCGCTGAATTGCAGCAACGCACTGAAACCGCTAGCAATACCGGCAGCAGCACTTATACTGTGACCTACGCCGATGCTTTCTACGCGGCTCCTGATGTGACCATCAGCCCATCAAACATGGCCACCGGCGATTTCTTTACGCTGACCTCGGTGACTCGAACAGGGTTTACAGTGGCATTTAAGAACAGCGCCAGTGCAGCCGTGACCCGCAGCTTCACCTACACTGCTGTCGGCTTTGGGAGGAAGATCTAATGGCACAAGCTGACCAGACGATTCAGAACGCGACGTTCCCAACGGTACGCGCTGACATCAACAACAACCTTGCGGCGTTGTTCAGTGCCAACAGCGGCAATACTGCACCTTCGACAACGGTTGCATTTCAGGACTGGATTGATACCAGCGGCGCTAACCCACTATGGAAAAAGCGTAATGCTGCAAACAATGCGTGGATAACACTTGGCACAATCAGCGGCAGCGCAATCGCATTTCAAGGTACGCTGCCATCACAGACCAGTCAAAGCGGTAAGTACCTAACCACCAACGGCACTGTCGCTAGTTGGGGTGTGATAGCACAAAGTAATGTTCAGTCATTTTTAACCAGTACCACTTGGACAAAACCTAGCTCCGGTACATTTGCGCTAGTCCGCGTTTGGGGCGGTGGCGGCAGCGGCGGCAGAGAAAACCAAGCTGGGGGCGGGGGCGGGGGTGCCTGCAATGAAGGGTTGTATAAACTGGCTGATCTTCCCGCTTCGTGTACCGTTACGATTGGCGCAGGTGGTGCTGGTAGATCTACAGATGGAGATGGATCTACTGGTGGCACATCGTCATTTAGTGGCACTGGTATTACTACTTTGTCTGCTTTTGGTGGTGCTGGTGGGCAAGCGCTTAGTTCTGAGGGTAGTGGCGGTGGCGGTGGTGGAAATATCACCGCAGGCTCTGGAGCAATTGCTGGCGCCGGGATGGGGTCCATGTTTGCCGGTGGTAAAGGTGGCGTCAAGGCGATAGGCGGAGCCGTGGATGGGCCAGATAACTCTACGTTTGGCGGCGCTGGCGGGGGACATGGCGATGGTACTGGCCAAGCCGGTGGCGCTGCTTACGTTGGTGGCGGTGGCGGTGGCGGGGTAGGCAGCGGCGGCACAGTTGGAGCTGGCGGTCTAAGCCTGTTTGGTGGCAATGGCTCAGCCGGTGGCAACAACACCACCGATTCAAATCCAGGTAGTGTTCCCGGCGGTGGCAGCGGCGGCAGCGACGGAACTGTCGGCGCTGGCGGCGCTGGCAAGGTTGAAGTCTTTGTTTGGTGATCCCTATGAACTACGCAATCATCGACGCTGACGGTCTTGTCGTTAATGCCATTGAATGGGATGGCGTTACATCATGGAGCCCACCGGCCGGGCACATTGCCATTCCACTGATTGAAGGCGGCATCGGCTGGACTTTTGCCGATGGGCAGTTTATTGCGCCATCTGATACAGAGACAGTAGATTAGGTCATAAAGGACTGCTCCAGCCATGGCTAACCGTAAGATTTCAGACCTGACAGCACTGACCACGCCAGCATCAGGCGACTACCTGCCCATTGTTGACATCAGCGAAGCAGCAGCAGCCAGCAAGAACAAACGCATCACGATCGAGGAACTGATGCGCGGGATGCCTGATGGCACCGCCGCTGCACCCAGTATCGCGTTTGAAAGCGACCCCAACACCGGTATCTACAGCCCAGGCGCAGACCAACTAGCCATCTCAACTAATGGGACTCAGCGCCTAACAGTTGATACCGCAGCAACTACTTCAACTCTGCCTGTAGTTCATCCCCTTGGTGCAGTCGGTACGCCAAGCATTACGTTCACAAGCGACTTAAATACTGGGTTTTGGAGTCCAACAGCAGATACGCTTGCAGCATCAACAGCGGGCTCCGAACGCCTGCGTATCACCTCCGCAGGCCTTTTGGGTCTGGGGACTAGTAGCCCACAAGATCTATTCCATGTAGAAGGCGCCACATCACCAACAATCAGGCTTCGTAATTCAACTACTGGTTCAAATGCTTCGCCAGCTAGTACCTTTATTGATTTTCGTGGTTTTAATCAAGAAATTCGTGCTCGCATCGAAGTTCAGGATCGCCGCGCGAGCGTTACTGGCGGCTTCTTGAATATCGGTACAGCAGATAGCACTACCACTATCGTTAACGCGCTGCACATTGACTCCTCACAGCGAGTAGGGATTGGCACTACGAGTCCTAGCTCGCTGCTTCACTTAGCAGACGCTGGCAACATCACCGTCGGCACCACCACTGGCACCAAGATCGGCACGGCTACCACGCAGAAGCTGGGCTTCTACAACGCCACTCCTGTGGTGCAACCCACTGCTGTTGCTAATGCCACTGATGCCGCAACCGTTATCACGCAGTTGAATGCGTTACTGGCAAAACTGCGGACCCTTGGGATTATCGCTACCTAAGGCCGCATGTCACCTTCACTTCCGCGCCCAGCTCAGGTACACTGTCCCCATCACTGACGATCTCATGGCTACCACCGAGTACACCTGGGGCGTCGCCCAGATGGAGCGCCACACAGCCGATGGCATTGTCATCACTGTGCATTACACGGTTGACGCCAACGATGGGACCTATTCTGCTGGAGCCTACGGATCAGTGGGTCTTGAGGCACCTGAAGGTAACGTCATCCCATACGCTGACCTCACCCCTGAGCTGGTCATCGGCTGGGTGCAGGAAAAGCTTGGTGGTGAAGAGAAGGTAGCCGAGATTGAAGCTGCACTGCAAGCGCAGATCGACCAGCAGCGCACACCTACTACTGCTGCTGGCGTGCCGTGGTCCTGACGCTAGGATGGGGTTAACGCGCCAAGGCAATGTCAGTTCAGCCCGGCATTTACAACATCCCGTTGCAACGCCGGGCGGACTACAGCGTCGCGCTTCAG